AGAGGTGAAAGGTTGGGAAATCCTACTTTTGGTAGCGATTTAATGAGACTTTTATTTGAACCACAAAACGAAGATTTAGAACAAGCAATTGAAGAAAGTATTAGAGCTTCTATGGATGAATGGTTGCCTTTTGTAAAAATAAGAAATATAGATGTAATACCTTCTTCTAGAAATCCTAATTTAATAAATGTTAGACTTCAGTTTTCAATTAATGCAGATGAAACAGTTGAAACTATAAATTTAAATTTAGCTACAGATGATGAACAAGCAAACGATGCTGACTTAGCTATTTTTAATTCTGTTTAGTGGAGAAATTAAATGCCGTATACAGCACCTAAAAAATCAGTAAAAGAAGTTAGATATTTAAATAAAGATTTTTTATCTTTTAAAGAAAATCTAATTGAATTTGCTAAAGTATATTTTCCAAATACATATAATGATTTTAATGAAGCATCACCTGGTATGATGTTTATTGAAATGGCATCTTATGTCGGTGATGTACTTTCTTATTATATTGACAATCAATTTAAGGAATCTTTATTAGCTTTTGCACAAGAAAAAAGAACTGTATATAATATGGCACAATCATTTGGATATAAACCAAAACTAGCATCTCCATCTTTGGGTAGAGTTGATGTGTTTCAAACAGTTCCTGCTGTTGCAGTTGGAGCTGGTTCTGGTTATACAGTAAAACCTGATTTAAGTTATGCTTTAAAAATATCAGCTGGTATGAGATTAAATTCTACAAATGGAACACAATTTAGAACTACTGAGGATGTAAATTTTAAATTTTCTAGCTCATTTGATCCAATGAGAGTATCTGTTTTTGAAAGTACAGGAAATGTTCCTGTAACATACTTATTAAAAAAATCAGCTAAAATAGAAAGTGGTGAAACTAAAACTGAGTTTTTTACTTTTACTTCAGCTGAAAAATACAGTAGAATAGCTTTAGCTGAACAAAATATTACAGAGATTATTTCTTGTACTGATGATGATGGTAATAATTGGTATGAAGTTGGTTATCTAGCACAAGACAGCGTTTTTTCTGATATGGAAAATGATGGATTAAATGATCCTGATTTAGGAACTTTTTCAGACTCAGCACCTTATTTATTAAGGCTACTAAAAACATCAAGAAGATTTACAACTTTTATAAGAACAGATGGTAGAACAGAACTAAGATTTGGAGCTGGCATATCAGATTCTCCTGATGAAGAGATTGTTCCAAATCCTGAAAATGTTGGTTCTTCTTTACCAGGTTCACCATCTAAATTAGGAGAAGCTCTTGATCCATCTAATTTTTTAAAAACAAGAAGTTATGGTCAAGCTCCATCAAACACTACTTTAGTTATAACTTATAGACATGGCGGTGGTGTAAATCATAATTCTAGAGCTAATTCTATAAGAGAAGTAATTTCAATGAATTCTACAGTACAAAATTCAACAGCATTGAATGATGCATTGTTGTCTACTACAAGAGCTTCTATTAAAGTTACCAATCCATCTCCAACCACAGGTGGTAGTGGAGCAGAAAGTATTTTTGATATAAAACAAAATACATTAGCTTACTTTCAAGCACAATCAAGAGCAGTTACAAAAGAAGATTATATAACTAGGGTGTATTCAATGCCACCAAGATTTGGTAATATAGCAAAGGCTTATATAGTTCAAGATAGTCAAATAGATCCATCTGCTACAACAGATGAAGTCAGTAATGGTAATAGAATTTTCAACCCATTAGCTATGAATTTTTATTTATTAGGATATAATGCTAACAAGCACTTAGTTAATGTGAATCAAGCCGTAAAAGAAAATGTACAAACTTATCTAACTCAGTTTAGAATGATAACAGATGCTATAAATATTAAAAATGCATTTATAATTAATATCGGTGTTAAATTTAATATATTAACCAGAGTAGGTTACAATAAAGAAGAAGTCTTATTAAAATCAATAGAAAAGGTAAAAGAGTATTTTGATATTGATAAGTGGCAGATTGGACAACCGATAGTTTTAGCTGATTTAGCTTATCAAATCTCATTAGTAGATGGTGTATCAGCTATAGTTCCTCCTGATGATAACGATGAAGATTCTAGTGTACAAGACAAACCTGTTATACAAATAACAAATAAATTTAATTCTACTGCTGGCTATTCAGGTAATTTGTATGATATTAGAACTGCTACTAAAAATGGTATAGTTTACCCATCAGCTGATCCAAGTATATTTGAGTTAAAATATCCAGCTAGTGATATTGAGGGTAGGTGTGTGGGTAATTCTACTGGTACATCTGAAACAGGTCAGGGAGGTAACTACTAATGCATTACTTTATTTTTCCAGAAATTGATACTACGATATACTCACGAACAGGAAGTAAGAATACAGGTCTTGATCAAATATTAGAAATTAGAAAAGATCAAAAAGATGATGGTACAATAACTGGTGTTTCTCGCATTTTAATAAAATTTGATTTATCTTATATATCTTCATCTATAGTTAGAGGTACAATAACAAATCCAAAATTTTATTTAAATTTATATGATGCTAATCCATCTAATTTATCATACAGTCAATCTCTGTGGGCTTGGCCTGTAAGTCAAAGTTGGGTGGTTGGTGAAGGATTCGATCATGACAATCCTGTAACTCAACAAGGTGCTAGTTGGGACTTTAAAACAGGAGCTGAAGAAGAGGATTACTGGAGATTAGAAAACTCACAATCTTATAATCAAGGTGGTACCTGGCACAACGATGTGTACGCTTCACAATCTTTTGTATATGAAACTAGAGATATGAGAATGGATGTAACTCCCATTGTAAATAAGTGGTTGGATAAAACTTATGTAAATGAAGGATTTATATTAAAAAGAAGTGGTAGCTTAGAAAATCCAACACCAAGCGGTTCTGGTGATGAGGGAAATACTGATATGTTAGGAAACTTTTCATTTTTTTCAAGACAAACTAACACTATATATCCACCAAAATTAGAAGTTGAATGGTTTGATACAAAATGGAGTACAGGCTCTTTGTCAGCACTATCATCAACCGACATTGAAGATTTACAATTCTATATGAAAAGTTTAAGACCTGAATATAAAGAAAAATCAAGAGTGAGATTCAGAGTAGTTGGGAGAGAAAGATATCCTACAAAATCCTATTCCAACACTTCCTCTGAGT